CTTTGGCCGCAATTCCCAAGTTAGAGAATTGAACAGACATATTTCCTAATAATGCCGCTGTTGCTCCACCAAACCTTTCGTTGATACCACCACCAAGTGCTTCAATAACTTTTTCTGCATTTCCTGCCTCTGCAGAAAATTTACTTAATTCGCTTCTTGATACTCCTAGTTTTTCTTTAAGAATATCATAAACCGGTAAACCACGATCAGCAAGTCTGTCAAGATCCATTAATTCAACTTTTTGTGATTGTAATGTTCTTGTATAGAAGTCTGTCATTGCATTCAACGATCCTTGTTGGTCAGTTGTAACTGCCGCCGCATCCGTGAATGTTTGTAATAATTGTGTGGTAGGTTCTATACCATTTGATTTTAATTTAATATATGATTGTGTAAGTTCTTCGACACCAAATTGTGTTTGAGTAGATAAGTTTTTTACAAACTCAAATGCTTCAGCACCTTGTTTAGCACCGCCGGTAACTGAAGAAAGTGTTGTTCTTAAGTCTTGGAATCTGGCCGCTGTTGTGACGGCACTTTTAGCAAGTGAAACAAGTCCAATAGCACCCAAGGCTCCAGCCGCAAGTTTGGCTACAGGACCAATACCGCCTATTGATCCTTTAAGTCTTTTTACTTCGCCCGTAAGTCTTTTTATTTCACGGTCTTGTGCCTTAACGGCTATTAAAATTGACTGACTCATTGTTTTTTATTCTTTAAGTTCCTCATTTGCCTGTTGTTAGCTTGTTGTTCTAATCTGAGATAACCTATCCACAGATCAACTTCCAACACCGATAACTGCATTACTTCCTCAAGACTTTTCTTAAGTCTATCGGCCAACATCATAAGCAGTCTTAACTCTGTGTTGGTTTCGATTCCTTTACTGCGTCATCACCTGGTAATCTTAAATTTGCATTTGAGATTGCCGTGCATATTCTAGTGATCACAGCGGGATCAGCCTCATTTAAAAGCGTTAACTTGTCAGCATCAGAAAAAATTCTGTTACCGTCTTTGTCTCTTGCTTTTACAATAAGACTTTCGACAAGTGCTTCCACGACCTTTCCAGCAGTTTGCATTTCTACAACCCTTGCTTCATCTTTGAATGAATATGTGTTTCTAAAATAGATATCCATATCCCACTCTTTGATGTGGATCTTGTGCATGTTAGCATCACTAATAGCATTTTGATAATGCTTAGTAATTTTACCTATCATTGTTGTTTTATTTTGCATTGTTATATCTCCTTATCTATATTTTTTAACAACTGACCTCGAGGCTGGACGAGTTATACCTCTTGGTGCTTTACTCGAATATCCTTGGTTTAATCTAGATGCGTATGGAACACGATTAACGACTTCAACATTATATTTCCCTCGTTTTTGTAATTTCCATGCTTTCTTTGCTCGTCCAGATAAAACCGGCGTGATGCCTCGCACTTCTTTGAATGCATCACTAGATACCTTTGCTATTACAGTATCAAGTTTTTTCATGATACTCCTAGCAGTTTTGTTTGTGCCTGTTACTCTAACACTTAACATCAATTATATTCCTATAATGCTGTTTTAGTTAGTGCACCACTTCCAGAAAATGAAATTGATGCTTCTACCATTCCGTCAAAATTCGCCGAAATTGAATGAGAAGTTATCAAAACATTACCAGATAGTTTTACACCTGTTGATGTACCAGACGGGTATAATTCAATTGCTGCTGCGTTGTTTCCAATCGCAGAAAACAAAGAATTTTGCCCTTCGTCATCGTCTCTTAGATAAACATCCATTGATCCAGAAAAAGTAGATAAACCACCTTTAAAAGTTCTAGATGCTGAGTCTGTAGACATTACCGTATCTTCGATAGTATCCATAGATTGCTCTATACTAAAAGAACGCACTGACGCAATTGTTACTACCACTGATCCATCGTCAGAGAATTTTACAACACCTGCTTCACCTGTGTAAGTTCCTGTATTAGTCGCCATTGTGTTACTCCTTTATTTGTGAGTTAAAATCTTCCGGACCGGGAAGATTGATGTTTATTTTTGGTTCTACAATTTTAATATCATCCTCTTTAACCTTAAGCGTTGCTCTTGGTTTTTTTGGTTTTGATATTTTTTGTTGTAGAGCCGTTTTAGACGGTTTAAAGGTCCAACCATCTCTTCTATGCTGTCTAACCTCTCGGTTAGAAACAACCTTAGAATTCTTTGCTTTGAACATTGTAATTGACATTATAACACTCCTTTTCTATAAGCATAAGTTACTTCAACTGTAACAACAACTTCCCCTAAAGGAAGTTCTCTGTCAACCACTTCTATATTTGTTATGTGTGTTGTTACATTATGAACATTTGTTGTTGACAAAGTTATATCTCTATCTCTTGATACTTCAAGTGATTCTTCCACATTTTCAATTAAATTATTTCTTAATGTGTCTATTTCAGTTCCTCGAACATAACATCTTAGTTGATATTCAATAACACCTTGTCTTAAATCTGTTGATATGTCTTCTCTGCTTTCGTTTGATGTTACAACTAATATTGCTGGAAATTGTGTTATAGCAAGTTTTTGTACATCAAAGAAAACTCTAGAAACTTTACCCAAAGACGGGTTAGTCATGTTTTCTAGTTGTTGTACTAAATTTTTTGCTATGTTTTCTCTTGCAGACACTATCTTACCAATCTATTAAAATGAAATGGTTGTTTTTCCGAATCAGTAATAACACCGTCTGAATCTAAATCGTATTTTACACCTTCTCGAAGTATTAAATTAAATTCCCTATCAAATGCATCTTGATAATATTTCATTTTTTCTTGGAAGGCATCACCGTTTGGATCAAATGTAGATAAACGAGGATATATGTAATGTCCTAGTACATGATATATTGATGCACGAGTAAATTGAGATGCAACTATTTTGTTTTCATCTAATTTTCTTGCACTACCAAATACTGATATATCATATCTACCGTGTTGGCTGTGTGGAAACCACTCGATATTCAATAGACGAATAATGTCTGTATATGTTTTTGCGTGTAAGTTTGGATCTGTTTCGAAGTCTTGAATACCAAATTCTTTTATGTTTGGTTCGATTTCAAGTAAATCAGAATCCGTTGTAAATTGAGCCATTTAAAGGTCCTTCCTTTATTATTTTAATTGTGCAAGTCCTACTTGCTACAAAGTTATTTATCAAATAACAAAAAAAGGCCCAATGCTGTTACACACAGGGCCTTTAATTCAAATATGATTACAATCAATTAACCGACTGTTTTATCACCTTTAACTCTAACCGCATAATTTGCTTTTAAAGTTTTGTTTCCTCTTGCTGTAGAAATAACGAATTCCGTTAATCTTTTAGAAGCATCTCTTTGAGTCTCTATGTTAATTGGTCTTTTTAACACATGTCCAAAAGCGCTTGGTGAGAATACACAACCTTGTGCGTCTGTTGCAGCCGAGTCAGCAGCAATTGAAGTTGATTGGAAAATTTTAACATTAAACAATCTACCTACATATGCTGAATTACTCATCATATTATCTGCAGTTGACGAAAGCACATATGCTCCACCAGATGCAAAACCAGCCTGTGTTAATGTTTTAGCAACATTATAGGCTTGTCCTGGGTGTAATACACAAACATAATCTCCATCTGCATCAGTTGGTGCATTTTGATTTCTTAGCGTGTAAACTGCTTGTAAAATCAAGTCTGGAGTTATTTCTGTTGCGTTATCACCAACATCTTGCGATATATTCGCTTCAGTGAATAGTGCAAAAGCATCAGTATCAATTTTAGACGCAATAGCGTTACCTAAAATTGTACCTACATCACTTGCAATGTTTCTTGCAGTTGATGATGCTAATAAATCAGTTACATCAACTCTTGCTGCGATGTCCGCTGCAGTGATTGTAACATTTGAAGTTGTTACAGTCGCGTTAGATGCTTCTGATCCGTCGCCGGGTGCTGATGCACTTACAGATGGATATACAGGAATCTGAGCAGTTAAGCCAGGAGTTCCAGACATATCAAAAGTAGTGAATACAGATCCAGCAATCGATTTTTCTTGTGCTGTAAAAATAGCTTCCTGTAATACATTAGTGATTAGGGAAGTATCTGCTGTTGTTATTGACATTTTATTGTTTCCTTTGTTTTATAGTTTATTATATAGGTTTAAATTGTTGGGTGTTACGCCAATTTTTATAAACCGCTCTATCCTCGGCTTTACTCAAGTCGAGTTTGGCTATATCAACATCTTTAGCACCATCAGATTTGGTGTTGCTTTGCGATCCACCGCCTGCTGGTCCGCCGGAAATAAAATGAGGATTAGAATCAAGGAATTCCTTAACTGCTAAATCGACAGTCATTGGCTCGCCATTATCAGTGTATCTTGTTTGACCAGACTTTGTATCAACTATTTCAACTTCGCCAGTTTCTGACATTTTGATTTTATCCCTTATAAGTCTAGTAACTTGTTCAGGATTAATCGCTCTCATTGTTGAGGCTGCATTTATTAATGCTCCGTCAACTTTGATTTTTGTCAGTTCTGAGTGAAGCGAATTAATACGAGCGTTTGCTTTTTCTGCTTGCGCTTTAAGTATCTCTTCAAACTCACCTTTCTCCTTTTGCTTTTGAAGTTTTTCATTTTCTTCTTTAGCAATCAAAGATCTGTAATGCTCGATATCCACTCCGTCAAATTTTTTGCTTAATTTTGCTTCAGTTTTTCTTCTTATTTCTGCAGCAATAGCATCAACTTGATCTTGCGAATATGCCTTGTCAGTTGTCGATTCAACCGGTACCTGAGATTCCGTATTTTTTGAGACTTCTGCAACTGGCTCAGTGCCCTGTTGGTTATTGTCTGTCAATGAATTATCAGTCATCGTCTGTACTCCTTTTTGTTTTCAAGGTTTGGATTATCCCTCGTATGTTTGTATTTACCATGCGCGCGTAAATCTTTATAAACGAACGGGTTGATTGGCTCTTTCCCTTCATTCTGAGATGGAGCATATAACGACAATAATTCTAATCCAAGAGGAAGTGCTACCTTCCTTATATTAATTAAAGCCTTTCTTGCCCTTGTAGCAAATCGCATTGATGGGTTATTCATTAACTTTTCTTGGTTAGAAAAATATTCTAAACAAAGTTTTTTGAATTGTTCATGTCTTGCTGATTCTACTGGTTGTCTATATAATCTACGCTTAGTCATTGTAGATATTTAACAAAGTGTGTGATTAATCAAAGTCAATTAGGTTCCAAGGCATTGCTCTGCCTTGATGGTTTCTTACCACTTCGCCTGTGTCAAGATAGTTCGCTGATCTTAACATTTTGTAACCATTTGAGGATATCTTCTTTTGATGGACTTGGCACGGTCTTACTTCTCTGCCTTTTACGAAATACTTTGGTTGTATTTGAACTGTGCCTTTTCTTGCCTTTATACCTGCCATCCGGATCTACCTCCATGCTTTTAAACTCCAATATGCAGGTGATAGACTCTTCTGTCCTTTGACTGCTTGTAGTATTGGTGTAAATCTTGCGATGAATGATTTCTGTCTTGCAGGATTATTTTTTTTAATTCTCATACCTGGCTGTCCAAACCTAACAATGTTGACTTTACCAGTTGATCTGTTTTTAACATAAACAGCACTTTTTTTAGAGGCGCCGGGTGTTCTAAATGGTTTGTTGAGTGTGACTGTTCGTCCTTTGTATTTGGCCATTATTTTACTCCTTGCTCTGCAACATATCTTGAGTCACCGTGTTTCCACCTTCTGTATGCAGGTGTGTTCAAACGCATATCTGCTTTAGTTACTTTTAATTTGGTTTTTTCTAGCTTTTTGTAATAGTTCATAATCTTGTTGTATGAGAACTCCAACCGGTGTTGAATGTCCTCCGTATTGTGGATGTGAATATAACCATTCTTCATTAGGTCTGTCTTCATTTATCCTCCACATCATTTTTTTTAATCTTCTACCACTGGCTCT